TATATTTAATGGCAATAACAACAATACTAACCCTAGCATTTCCAGACAGACTAGCAGAAGCAGAATCTATTCTTATGACTCAGTACATTTCTATGTGTGGTTTAGTCGGAGCATATTTTGGTTTTAGTGCTTTAGGAGGAAAAAAGTAATGGAAACATTTACAGACAGACTAAGAGAGGAGTTAAAAATAGATGAAGGATGCAAATACGAAATATATCTTGACCACCTTGGCTTATGCACGTACGGTATCGGACATTTGGTTACTGAGCAAGACCCAGAATACGGAATGGAAGTGGGAACACCTGTGGATGAAATTAGGGTTAACGAAGTTTTTGAGCAGGATATACACATCACGATAGGCGAGTGTAAAAAACTATTTGATGATTGGGATAGTCTTCCTGAAGAAGTAAGATTAATTTTAGCTAATATGATGTTTAATATGGGTAGACCTAGATTATCTAAATTTAAAAAGATGATACAAGCTATACATGATGGCAATTGGTTAGAAGCAGGTTATCAAATGAAAGACAGTAGATGGTACAAACAAGTAACAAATCGAGCCGACAGACTTATATCACGAATGCAAGCAGTAGGCTTGAGCTAAAGAAACAAAAACAAAGAAAGAAACATATAGAAAACTTAAAAGAGTTTTTCAAACCTAAAGAAAGAAAGTTTATAAAACATGGCTAGAAAATTAACTGAAAGACAACAAAGATTTTTAAATTCACTGTTTGAAGAGGCAAACGGCAGTGCAACTAACGCTAAAATTATAGCAGGATATTCTCCTTCAACAAGTCTAAGTGAGATAATACGTTCGATGAAAGACGAGATTATGGAGGCTACGCAAACCTATTTAGCACGTAATGCACCTCTTGCTGCTTATGGTTTAGTTAGTGGTATTGAAGACCCTACTGAGTTAGGCATAAGAGAAAAATTAAATGCTTCAAAAGAAGTTCTTGACAGGGTAGGTTTAGTTAAAACAGAAAAAGTACAAGTAGAAGCATCAGGTGGTGTTATGCTATTACCTGCAAAAGAAAAAAATGACTAGGACACTAGGCAAGGCTTGGGAGCTTCCACAGCCTGTTGATTTAAAAGATGATGATGAAAAAGAGTGGTTACAGATACCACGAATAGCTAGAACAATACCATTTGGTTATAAGTTAAATAAGGAAGACTCAGATTTACTTGACCCAATACCCTATGAATTAGAAGCTATAGAACTTGCTCGTAAGTATATAAATCAATATTCTTATAGAGAGGTCGCTAATTGGCTAACTAGTAAAACAGATAGAACAATATCACACGTAGGTTTAAGAAAAAGATTAATGAATGAAAGACAACGTAAGAACAAAGCTAGAACTCTTAGAAAATGGTCCGAGTACGCTAAGAAGGCAATCGAAAAAGCAGAAACGTACGAAAGCCAAAGAACAGGTGCAAAAACCTGAAATAAAAGAAATAGACTCTAAACAGCATATACCTGTTGAAGAACAAAATGTTGTTTTTAAACCAAATGAAGGACCTCAAACAGAGTTTCTTGCTGCTTCTCAAAGAGAAGTATTATATGGTGGTTCGGCAGGGGGTGGTAAATCATTTGCTATGTTAGCAGACCCACTACGTTATATGGGTCATCCTGCATTTAGTGGATTATTATTAAGACACACAACAGAAGAACTTAGAGAACTTATATTTAAATCTAAGGAATTATATCCTCAAATATGGAAGGGTATAAAGTGGTCAGAAAGAAAAATGCAGTGGGAAGCACCATCAGGTGCAAGACTGTGGATGTCTTATCTTGATAGAGATGACGATGTATTAAGATATCAAGGTTTAGCGTTTAGTTGGATAGGTTTTGATGAATTAACACAGTGGTCAACACCTTACGCTTGGAATTATATGCGTTCACGTTTACGTTCTACAGCACCTGATTTACCTGTGTATATGAGAGCTACAACAAACCCCGGAGGTCCGGGTCATCAGTGGGTTAAAAAAATGTTTATTGACCCTGCACCTTATAATAAGGCATTTGATGCAACAAACATAGAAACAGGTAAAGTTTTAGTTTACCCTGAAAATCATAGTAAAGCAGGGCAATCATTATTTAAACGAAGATTTATACCAGCTAAACTTGCTGATAATCCGTATCTATCTTCACAGGGTGACTACGAGGCAATGCTTCTATCGTTACCTGAACACCAAAGAAAACAATTACTTGAGGGTGATTGGGATGTTGCTGAAGGTGCAGCATTTGGTGAGTTTAACAGAGATATACATGTTATAGAACCTTTTGACATACCTAAAAATTGGGTAAAGTTTAGAGCCTGTGACTATGGATATGGTTCTTATAGTGGTGTATTATGGCTTGCTGTTTCACCAAGCGAACAGATAATTGTATATAGAGAACTCTATGTATCAAAGGTTTTAGCAACAGACTTAGCTGATATGATACTAGAACTAGAAGAAGAAGATGGTAATATAAAGTACGGTGTACTAGATAGCTCATTATGGCATAAACGAGGTGACACAGGTCCTTCACTTGCAGAGCAAATGATTAGTAGAGGATGCCGTTTTAGACCATCAGATAGAAGTAAAGGTAGTCGTGTTTCAGGAAAAAATGAAATACATAGAAGATTACAAGTTGACGAATTTACAGAAGAACCAAGACTTGTTTTTTTTAATACGTGTACAAATATAATTTCACAGCTACCAGCAATACCTTTGGATAAAAGAAATCCAGAGGATGTAGATACTAAGTCAGAAGACCACTTGTATGATGCTCTTAGATATGGTATTATGACAAGACCAAGATTTAGTATATTTGATTATGACCCTATAGGTAGACCATCAACAGGTATGCCTGTAGCTGATTCAACTTTTGGATATTAATATGGCAGAAGAACCAAATGAAGAAGTTTTTATTGAAGACAACTCAGTAACACTAGAAGATACAGATAATACTGAAATTGTCGATGAAAAAATAAGTGGTATAATACCTTTTATACAGGAACGCTATCAACGTGCAGAGGATTATAGAACCTATGACGAAGAGAGATGGCTACGTTCCTATAGAAACTATAGAGGTATATACGGAAGCGATGTACAATTTACAGAAGCTGAAAAATCAAGAGTATTTATAAAAGTAACAAAAACAAAAACTCTTGCAGCGTACGGTCAAATCGTAGATGTTTTATTTGCAGGTAATAAATTTCCGATAAGTATAGAACCTACGATGATGCCTGAAGGTGTGGCTAAAGATGTTAGCTTTGACCCAAAAGAACCTGAAGAGCTTAAAAATAGCACATCATTATCGAGTCCTTATGGATTTGAAGGTGATGATATGGAATTTCCAAAAGGTGCTACAGCAAAAAGTTTAGAAGATAGATTGGGACCTTTGCAAGATAAATTACAAGATGTAAAAGGTTTAAAAGAAGAAACAGGTAAAACACCATCTTCTATTACGTTTAGTCCTGCTATGGTTGCTGCAAAAAATATGGAAAAGAAAATTATTGACCAATTGCAAGAAACAGGTGCAAGTAAACAGTTAAGAAGCACAGCATTTGAAATGGCTTTGTTTGGCACAGGTGTGATGAAAGGTCCGTTTGCTACAGATAAAGAATACCCTAATTGGTCAGACGATGGTGATTATAGTCCTGTGTTTAAAACTGTTCCTACAACATCACATGTTTCTGTTTGGAATTTTTTTCCTGACCCTGATGCGTCAAGCATGGATGAAGCACAGTATGTTATTGAAAGACACAAAATGTCTAGGTCACAATTACGTGCATTAAAGAAGAGACCTCATTTTAGAAGCAGTGTAATAGATAGTGTTATAGAATCAGGTGAGTCATATACAAAAAAGTATTGGGAAGATGATTTAGCAGATTATGCACCTGAACATGGTGTATATAGATTTGAGGTATTAGAATATTGGGGCATGTGTGATATTGACATGTTAAAAGAAAACAATGTAGAAATACCAAAAGATTTAGAAGAGTTTGATGAACTACAGGCAAATATATGGATATGCAATGGTAAACTATTGCGTATGGTTCTTAATCCATTTAAACCTGCTAAGATACCCTATATGGCAGTTCCATATGAGCTTAACCCATACTCATTTTTTGGAGTAGGTATTGCAGAGAATATGGATGATACACAAACTCTTATGAATGGTTTTATGAGAATGGCAGTTGATAATGCTGTATTATCAGGAAATTTATTAATTGAAGTTGACGAAACTAATTTAGTTCCGGGACAAGACTTATCAGTATATCCGGGAAAAGTTTTTAGAAGACAAGGTGGAGCTCCGGGTCAAGCAATATTTGGCACAAAGTTTCCAAATGTATCAAGTGAAAACTTACAGTTATTTGATAAGGCTCGACAACTTGCTGATGAGTCTACAGGACTGCCATCGTTTGCACATGGACAAACAGGTGTCACAGGTGTTGGAAGAACAGCGTCAGGTATATCTATGTTAATGAATGCTGCAAGTGGCAGTGTAAAAACAGTAATTAAAAATGTAGATGACTATTTACTTAAACCACTAGGTGAAGGGTTTTTTAGATTTAATATGCAGTTTAATTATGACTCAAGTACAAAAGGTGACTTAGAAGTTAAAGCTCGTGGCACAGAAAGTTTAATGGCTAACGAAGTAAGAAGCCAAAGACTAATGCAGTTTTTACAGGTATCAGCAAATCCTGCACTTGCACCGTTTGCAAAGTTTCAGTATATTATTCGTGAGATTGCAAAGGCTATGGATTTAGACCCTGACAAGGTTACTAATAACATGGATGAGGCTGCAATACAAGCTGAATTAATGAAAGAGTTTAGACAACCTTTACCTGAACAGCAACCTCAACAAGGACAACAACAGCCACCTGCAGGTGTTAATCCCAATGACCCAACAGGAGCAGGTGGTGGAACAATAGGAACAGGAGTAGCACCAACTCCGGGAGAACAAGGATTTACAGGAGTACCTCAAGATAGTGGACAAGCAAATACTCAGCAAACTCAAACCGTTGGCAACGAACAGCCACCAATGGGAAGCGTTCAGTAATTACATTGATGCGTTAGTAGAACAACAGTATAAAATATTAGAACAGGCTAGTGATAATATTACTATGTATAGGTCGCAGGGAGCAGTAGCTTCTTTGCATAAAATTAAAAAATTAAGAGACGAAGTGCTAAAAAATGAGTGATGCTTTTTACGGATTTACAGCAAAAGGCTTAGAGCAAGAAACTAAAAAGGTTATTGCAAATCCTGATGATGCTGCAAAAAGAAAAAAAGATTTTATTGAAGGTGCAAAAAGTACAGCTACAGGTGTTGTAACAGGAACGCTAGGTCTTCCTTCTGACATGCTTGATTTAGCTACAATGGCAGCAGAATTTGCAGCTAAGTTTGGAGATGAAAGTGTAGATAATGCTTATGACTATGCTAGTATGGCTAAAGTTATGCTACCACAAATACAAAACTTACAAAAAAAATATGGAAGACAGGCTTTTGACGAAGCGTTTACAGCATATACAGGTTTAAAATCAGATGCATCAAATCCTAATCAAATAATTGGTGAACTAGTTGGTTTAGGAACTGCTGCTAAATTTGGTGGAAAAGTATTACAAAAATCAGCAGATGTAGCAACACCATATATAGAAAAAGGTATTGATGCTGTTAAGAATATATTTAAAGACCCACCCGATATAGGTCCTAAACCTGAATTTGCAGGTGTTAAAAATGTTGATGATATTAATAAACAAACAGATAAACTAATAGATAGTAAAAAAGATATAACAACAACAAATATACCAAATGAAATACCTGCAGAAGAATTTTTTAATGCACCTAAAATTAATCCAACAATGGCAGGTGGTAATACACCAACAGGAAAAATACAACAAGAAAAATTTTTACAGCTAGAAGAACAGGGGGGTAAAACACCTGAACAACTTTTTGATGAAACAGGAGTTTACAGAGGAGAAGATGGTAAGTTAAGATGGGAAATAGATGACAGAGACGCTGAGTTATTAGATGTAGACTTGTCAGCAGGTAAAAAATATAGTTTGTCTAACCTTTTAAAATTTGATGACTTATATAAAGAATACTATAAAACTATAAATGTAGATGGAGTAGATTATCAAGCATTAAAAAATGTAGAAGTTGAATTTATTTCTGATACAAAAACTGGGGCAAGAGCCGTATATAACCACGATAGAGATTTAATTCAGATAAATGTAGCAGACTTAGATAAATTTTCTAGCGAATTAAGAAAACAACAGATTACGAGTTCACTATTACATGAGATTCAACATGCTATTCAAAGACGAGAGGGTTTTTCTTATGGAAGTTCAATTACAGGAGAATTAAAAAATAGCCCTAATTACGAAGAATATGTAGACGCTGTAGAATTTCTTAAAGGCATTAACAAAAAAAGAGAAAACTTTGTTAGTGATAATATTATACCCCACCTTAAACAAGGTGTAAATCAAAAAGAAGCTGTAACCTATTTTGATAATCTTATAAGTCAAAACAAAATAGGTGATACATATTATGATTTAGAAAAGTTTACTGATTTGTCTAATAAACAAATAAAAAAATTTCAAGAAACTGCACAAGAAAAATTTGCAAATAAAGAAATAATAAGTAGGGCATTGGTAAATCAAGAAGAAGCTTTTGCAAGAAAAGCATACGCTGATAAATATGGAGAAAGAGAAGCACGATTAGTGCAAGCAAGATTTGAAAAAAGATTAAAGTATAAAAAGTTTATGAATAATCCTAATCTTGCTAAATTTCCGGGTCATCCTAAAACGAAATTATTTTCTGAAGGAAAATTAAAAGATACATCTTTTTTGTTAGGTAAAAATCCAAAAACTATAGAAGAAAAAGGTTTAAAACAGATGGGTGGTTTTGATAAAACAACTCAAAAAAGTGATATACAAACTAAAAATGATAGCAAGATTCAAGCATCTGAAAATATACAAAAATTAGATATAGACTATGATTATATAAAACCATCACAAGAATTTTATGACCAACTTTCGGTAGAAGATATGTCTAAATTATCAGATACAAATTTAGAAAATTTAGTGGTTTCTAACGGAGAACTGTTTGAAAGTAATCCTTTTTTCGATTCATTTGAAACTAATCCAAAGTCTTATAAAGCAGCAGAAATAAAAGAAAAAGCCCTATTTAATGAGTTTGATGCTAGAAAAAGAAAATACTTAGATAGATATAAGAAAATAAAATCAATAATAGATGAAAATCCAGAAGATATATATGGAAAAACCATTGATAATACAGTAGAAACATTATATGAAAATCAAAATCAATTTGGTAAAGAAATAGATAATCTTTATGCTAATTTTGAGCAAAATAGTTTAGCATATCAACAAGTATTTTTAAATAATTTTGAAAGTATGTTTGCTGACTTAGGATTAGCTGAAAAAGGATACAAATACAATAAAGGTGGCATTGCTAAACAAATGAGAAATTTAGGAGTATAAAATGAATAAGTTACAACAACAAATGGATATGTTTAACGAAGGTGGTCTTAAAGACGAAGGTGGAACAACAGACCCTGTATCAGGAAATGATGTACCCATAGGCTCATCAAAAAAAGAAGTAAGAGATGATATTCCTGCAATGCTAAGTGAGGGAGAGTTTGTATTTCCTGCAGATGTAGTTAGGTTTATTGGTTTAGAAAAACTAATGATGTTAAGACAAGAAGCAAAAGCAGGATTAAAAAGAATGGAAGAAATGGGTCAAATGGGTAATTCAGAAGAGGCTACTATACCTGATGATGTACCTTTTACTATAGAAGACCTTGACATGGAAGAAGAAAAAGAGTATAATGAAGGTGGAGTTGTTTATGCTGATAATGGGCAACTTATTAACAGACCACCGTACGGTGTAACATCGCAGTCATCACAGATGGGTCAACAGTTTAATATTGCACCACAACAAGTAGACCCAAATCAAACTATGCAGTATACTAATATGGGTGGCTACGGACCTCAGTTTGCAGGACAACAGCCTGTACAACAAGAAGTTCCTACATTTGAAGATTTAGTAGGTAAGAGTCCGGGAACTTTTGATGAGTTAATAGAATATACTAATGATAAGGGTGTTATACAAAAGATACCATTTAAAGGTGGAGAGCCTTTGTATCCAATACCTGATGGATTTTATCCTGTAGGCGATAAACCTGAAGAGTTAGAAGACCCACGAGATGTATTTGTAGAAAGTGCAAAGGTAACTGAAGATAAACTAGATGATGCATCTTCTCCTCAAAGCAGAAGAAAAGCTGAACAAGAAAGAATACAGAGTTATAAAAATACCATTAAGGCAGTTATGGAAGAAAATAACATAAGTGCTAGTGAGGCTATAGATTTTATTAAAAAAGGTAAGCACAAAATTAAAGGCATACCTGTTCCGGGAATATTATTTAAAGATTTTCAATTATATGATGGTGTTGTAGATGAAACAGGTGTTGCTAGACCTGCTACATTTGGACTTGAACAAGCTGCCGAAGACGTAGCTGAAACAATGCCTTTATTTGCAGATGCAGATGACACATCTAAAAAATCAACATCTCCTTTTGTAACAACTGAAGAAGATGTTGCTAAAGTTAAAACAGGTGAAGGTGTTTTAACAGACAGAGAACAAGCAGAAAAAGAAGGAGCACAAAAAACTGTAGAAAGAATACAAAAATTAGTTGACCCTAAAACACAAGAGATTAAAGCAAAAGGTGCAGGTAAAAAAATATTAGCTGACAGTGAACAACAGGCAATTAAAAAACAACAAGAATTAGCTAGAAAACAATTAGAGGCTGCTCAAAAAGCAAAAGGTATTAGAGAAGATGAAAGAAAAGCAAGAAAAGAACAACAAGAAAACTTAGATAAATTTACAGCAGGTAAAATAAAAGACATGAGAACGACAGGAAGAATTACAGGTTTTGAACAAGGTGGTTTAGCCACTAAAAAACCTAAAAAGAAAAAAGTTATGAAGCGAGGTGGGTTAGCTTCTAAAAAATAACCTACATGTAGATGGCTACTTATCCCCCAAATAATTGGCTACGATAACCCCAAAGGAGAAAGACTATGGCTGAAGAAGCTAAAAAAGAAATGGTAGAAGATGCTACACCAAAAAAGAAAGCATTTATGAATAAACCTTCTAATGTAGAGGGAAGAATAAAAAAAGACGAAGAAGAGTTAAAAAAACTAATGGAGCAGGATAAAGAACCTGAACCAGTAGAAGAAAAAGAGGAAGAGCCTACAAGTGCCGAAGAAAAAACTTTTAAAAAAAGGTATGGTGACTTACGTAGACATTCTCAAGAAAAAGAAAAAGATTTTCAAAAACAAATTGATGAATTAAAAAATCAATTAAGTCAGACTGCTCGCAAAGAGATGAAGTTGCCTAAAACAGATGAAGACTTAGAAAATTGGGCAAAAGAGTATCCTGACGTTGCTGCAATAGTAGAAACAATAGCAATGAAAAAAGCAAGAGAACAATCAGATGCTATTAATGAAAAGCTAAAGCAGATAGATGAACTAAATGCACAAAATGCAAAAGAAAAAGCAGAAGTTGAATTACTACGCATACATCCTGATTTTGCAGAAATAAGAGAAAGCGATGATTTTCATCAGTGGGCTGAAGAACAACCACAGTGGGTTCAAAATGCCTTATATGAAAACAACGAAGATGCAAGGTCAGCAGCAAGAGCAATTGATTTATATAAGGCAGATAAAAATCTTGTAAAATCAAAAAAGAATGGTAGTAGTAAAACTGCTGCAACAGAGGTCAAAACAAAAAGTTCTCGTTCAGTTCCTGATGCAGAAGGCAATAGTAACAAAATACTAGAGTCAGAAGTTCAGAATATGTCTGCAAAAGAATATGAAAAAAATTCAGATATGATAATGGACGCAATACGAGCAGGTAATTTCGTATACGATATATCAGGTTCTGCACGATAACAGTTGACAAAAGTTATATTTTAAGTATAACTATAATTAAATAATTGTGACCCCCACATGTGGAAACTCACATTTAAGTACTTGAAAGCCTACCTAATAAAGTAAGCCTATACTTAGTTCGCTACTAGGTATACAACCTTATATAATTATTAGCCGATGACGAGTGAATATGTAGTATACGTTTTTTGTATACATTTGTTTAATTTTCAAAATGGAGATGGAAATGGCATTTAAAACTGCAGCAGGTTACGGTAATCTGCCTAATGGTAATTTCTCCCCAGTTATTTACTCTAAGCAGGTTCAGTTAGCCTTTAGGAAAAACTCCGTTGTTGAGTCAATCACTAACTCCGATTATTTCGGTGAGATTGCAAACATGGGTGATTCCGTTAAAATAATAAAAGAGCCAGAAATCACCGTTAAGGAATATGCTAGAGGTGCAAATGTGCAACCTCAAGACCTTGACGATGAAGACTTCACATTGACTATTGACAAAGCAAACTATTTTGCTTTTAAGATAGACGATATCGAAGAGGCTCACAGTCACGTAAACTTTTCTCAGCTAGCAAGCGACAGAGCAGGTTACAGACTTAAAGACCAATATGACCAAGATGTTCTTGGTTATTTATCAGGTTTCAAGCAAGCATCAATCAACGCTGTTGCTGGAACTGCTAATGATACCGTTAATGGTACAAAAGCAGTATCAACTGCAGGTTCTGATGAATTGTTGACAAGCATGAAACTTAGAAAAGATAGTTTTGGTAACATCACTACAAGTAGTGCTGGAGACCATTCTATTCCAATCGCACCACGTATGCCGGGTGCTACTGCACAAGCAACTGCTACTGCTACACCATTGCAAATTATTGCAAGAATGGGCAGACTGTTAGATACACAATTTGTAGATACAGATGGTAGATGGCTTGTATTACATCCAACATTTGTTGAAGTTCTAAAAGACGAAGACTCAAGACTTCTTAATGCAGACTTTGGCGAATCAGGTGGATTAAGAGCAGGACTTTCTATTGGTAGAATACATGGTTTTGACGTATATATGTCAAATAACCTACCTGCCGTTGGAACAGGTCCGGGAACTTCAGGTTCAGCTAACCAAAACTCTAACTTTGGAGTTATCGTTGCAGGACACAGTTCTTCAGTAGCAACAGCAGAACAAATCAATAAAACAGAAACTTACAGAGACCCTGACAGTTTCTCTGATATTGTTCGTGGTATGCATTTGTATGGCAGAAAGATTCTTAGACCAGAATCTATTGTAACTGCTAAATATAACGTAGCGTAAGGGAGATATA